TTTATTTTTTTTGAAAAATTAAAACTATGAAATACTTTTGGAGGTAAAAAAAGTCATGGGAAATGCACAAGCCGAATTGTTAGCAATGTTTAACTCCTATTTAAACGACCTGACAATTCACAAAGCTGAGGCTGGTATTCACACCCTCGGCAACAGTAATTTCGAAGGGTTGCTTCCTCGTCAGGCTGTAGAACAAATGATCAATATGACCCGTGCTCAGGATGGCTGGGTAAATAATACTGATTATAAGCTCCGCAATCAAATGGCCGGTACGGTTCCAATTGTCAAGATTAATTCGCCGGTCAGTCAGGGCGTGGGTATGGACGGAGACGGACAGCAGGTTACAAAGCGAGCCAATCTGACTCGTGCGAGCTACAGCTGTAAAAAATTCCGTTCCGACTGGGTTATAACTTGGGATGATTTACGTGAAGCAAAGGCCGCCGGCATTGAAAACTTTAACGCCAATCTCCGGTCTTCATTTTTCACTGCCATCGGCAATGATATTGCTCACGTTATTATGCGTTCGGATACTTCTCGCGGCTCTGTGACCGAATGGGATAAGCTTTTGAATCAGGTTGACGGTGTCAGCAAAAGGCTTGACAGCTCAAACGTCACCGATGCCGCCGGAAAAGCTTTTGGTCCGGGTATGTTTGCGGCTATGTTCGATAAGATGCCGTCAGAATATGCTTCCGACCCGAACCTGAAATTCTGGTTCAATTCAAAAATGAACATTGCCTGGAAAAACTCACTGACCAACGTTGCCACAACCGAAAAGATGAGAAGTGCTGTCGGTGACGCCGCGTTGACTTCCAAGCAGGAATTCAGCCCGCTCGGTATTCCGCCGATAATCGTTCCTCAGATTCTTTCCAATCAAGGCCCGGTTGCTTTAAATCCGACCTCGATTGCCGATGACGGCGATGGTACTATGACACTTGTTTTAACAACCCTTGTCACAGCTGGATATGTTGATTCGGCTGCAACCGGCGCCGGGCGTAAATTCATCGTCACTCATCTTCCGACCGGTAAATATGAAATTTTAACCGGCGTATTAGATACAACCTTGAAAATATACACCACCACATCGCTTGGCCAGACAACCATCAGCACCACCCCTACGGATTATAAAGTTACTTTGGCTGACGAATCCGAAGCGTTGTTAATAAATCCGAAAGCAATCACGGTTGTATATTGCGAAGAAATTCGGGTTATGACTGAATACACCAAAGACAACGATTGGTTTGAGACCACCGCATACTATTATCTCGACGTACTGGTTCCGACCCCCGAAGTTGGTGTTAAGTTTAAACGTATTCAATTGCCTGATATTACAACCTGGTAATGAATACAAAAACAATTTAACAAAATGAGGTTGTAATAAATGCAAGGTTATAAGTTTACAGTGAAAGCCCACACTTATTCGGTTATGGGAGGGAATACTTTTCACAAGGGACAAACTTTTATAAGGCCGGCGGATGCACCGAACATTCAATTGCTTTTGAAAGATAATTGTTTGTCCCATGAACCGATCAAGATTCCCGACCAAACAAAAGTGGAGCCGGTTTCTACCCTGAAAAAAGAAGAAAAGACCATGCCGGCTGAACAATACGATGGTGTCTTCCTTGACACAATTGAGAATCTGGAAGCAATTTGGGTCACGAAGCTCAAAGAGGCCGGATACGATTCTGCTGAAAAGGTCTTGGGCGCTAAGGAAGCCGAACTGATGGCCATTGATGGATTCGGCAAAAAAACAATTGATAAAATTGTCGCTATTTGTCAGGAGGCAATTACCGAAGCCGCCCTTAATAGTGACGAGGGATAATTAAAAACAGTAATTTTTTTAATAATGGAGATATTAAAATGCAAGACAAGAATTTCGGCATAGCCGGAGTAATTAACCCTGAATATAACCTGAATAGAAATCGGATAGTTCAGGGATTATTGATAGGTGTGGCGACAACGGCATCTACGCAGGTTACAGGCAATGGCGCCTCGGATATAAACGTAAATATATCCGCAGGGATTCTTTTGCTTGATGGACAGGTGAAAGAATATGCCGCACAGGCCGACTATGCGCTTTATAACGCAACCCCGGCTATGGATGCTGGCGAGTCCATTATCATTTCACTGGTTGCTTACCGGTCTCTTGGTGACGGCGTGCTTCGGCTTCGTTCGGTGGTTGGCGCCGCCGCTACCACCGGAAGTCAGGTTGTCCCTACCAACGTGGAGATTGAAGCCCTTTTTGAAACAGGAACCTATTGGTTCAGACTGGCTAATATTACGGTCAATAGAACCGCCGACACGACTCTGACTTTGAGTTACGATAATACCGTACGTCCACTTTTAATTTTCCCGACTATTCAGGATTAATAAAATTGGCCTACGCGGTAATACAGGATTTAAGAAATGAGGGGGTGAGCGAAACTGAATATTCAGACGCTTGGTGTCAGTATCGTCTTGATCTGGCTCAGGCATATATTGAGCGTCGCTTAGCCCCTTTGTTTTTTGAACGCAGAAACAGCCAGTCGTTTAAATTTGACGGCAACGGCAAACAAGTAATGTATTTGCCCGTGCCTCCGATTAGTGACGACTCTATTACCGAAGTTACGATTAGCGACGATGTCTTGGATCCTGATTATTACAATGTCGATGCCGATCCTGATATTCCTCGAATTATCAGATCGGGTGGTTATTGGCCATCAGGTTTAAGAAATATAAAAATTACAGGGGACTTTGGTTTTGTTGAATGGACAACCGATGAAGTCCCTTTAGCGGTGACGCCAAAACTTATTAAGCAGCTTACCGTTCAAATTGCGATTTATGATCTAAAGAAGGAAACGGAAAATACATCAAGTAAGGATGACCGGATAATCGAAGAGGAAAAAGGAGATTACCGGTATAAATTACAGGAGTTGAGCACTACGGGCGGGGATTTTGGCGATAAAAGAATTGATAATAAATTTAGATTATATAGTAAAATTTTGATAATGAGTTTATAATTGCGGGGAAATCGTTATGTGTGTAGTCGTGGATGACAACAATAAGTTAAGGTTCGACAAGGCTGAGGCTTGGAAATTAGCAATTCAATTGATTACCATAACTTCTTTAATATTTGCATTACATTACAATGCTATTGGAGATTTAAACTTAAAAATCAAAACTAATGAAAATAATATTCAGGCGGTTAGGGAAACACTTGCCCGACATGAAACCGCAATTGAAAAAAATCAGGAAAGAATTATTGAGCTTTTAAAGCATGGCAACTAATTTCTTAAAAAACAGGCACGCCGATTTTGTCGAAGAACTTACCGGATCAGAAACGGTTGAATATTTTGTCTTTGACGATGCAACCGCCGACGATAGATTTGGCGAAGTCAATGAAGCCTCAGCTTATGATTCGACCGGGATAAAAATATCGGCCATAATTGATCATAATCCCTCGCAGGCTATGCGCGCCAAATTCGGTCTGGATTTAAACTTTAATGCCATAATTGAAATAATAAAAAAACATGCGGTTGAAAAAAATATCAATCCCAAGATCGGGGATAAAATTAAAGTTCCACCCGATCAGGATTTTTTCTATATCGTTAAAATTCAACCTGGCATGCAGGTAGAAGACGGTGAATTTTTGAATTATGTTTTGGCGGTTGAACACAAGGTTGGCAGGCGTTAATATGGCACAAAGTAATATATATGGATTCGATAAAGCCATTAAACGGCTGGCCGGTCTTGAAAAATTAGCAAACAAAAATATGGATCGCGCCATGAAGATAAATGGCTCTCAACTCCGGGATGCAACCAAGAAAACAATTCGCAATGGGGACGGCAGTTGGGACCCGAATTCTGAATTGACCATCGAATTTAAAGGCAGCTCTAAACCCCTCGTAGATACCGGCGACTTAATGAATTCAATCCAATCGATCAGAGTATCCGGTGGGGTTTATTTTGTCGGTGTTCCGGAGCAATCGACTTCCGAAGACGGCATCAGTATGGCGGGGATTGCGGAAGTCCTTGAACATGGCGCTGTTATTAAGCCGAAAAAAGGAAGAGCTTTGGCGGTTCCTGCAAACAAGGAAGCCAAAAGATTATCAATTCAATACGGCGGTGTCAGAAATATTCCGAATTTATTTCATCCAAGAAATTCGTCCGTATTAGCCTTGCCCGGAAAAGGGGATAAATTTATCGTAATGTTTTATTTGTTGAGCCAGGTAACAATTAAACCACGTTCTTTTTCAATGTCGACTTATGTGAGATTCAGGCCGGTCATGGAAGACACCTGTCTCAGGGCGGCAAAGGCAACCCTCAAGGGCGAAACTTTTTTAAGGTAGAAAATAAATGGCTGAATTATTGGACATATTTGACAGCTTAAAAGATTATCTGGAATCAAAACTGACCGTTAATGCGGTCAAGTTTTCTTTTCGTGATGAGCGGGTCGATGTGGACAATAGCTATCCGGAGGCCACTATAAATCTCATTGATTCGCCGATTGATCCCGGTAGGCGCTATGGTGGTTTTGTTGAATATGAAGATGTCGACGCTATTCCGACATTGCCGGACTCTCAGGTTGTTTTAAGAAAAGTTCCGATCCCGATCAATCTGACTTTTCAAATTGATACTTTTTGCACGAAGCAATCGGAGGATCTTATCCTTGTCAATGAAATGATGTCAATTCTGGGAGCCAGAATAAATATACCCGGACCGGACGGCAGTAAATTACAGATCCACCGGATAGACGAATCGACCAGAACGGCCTTTACTGATTTATCCCTTATACAAAAAAGCTACAGACTATTCATCCCGATATGGATTGAACATCCCGTATTACCGAGAGAGGTTTATATCGTCAAAAGGCTTGAGCTTGATTTGAATACAAAAGTTTTAATATATACCGAGCCATAAAAGGAGACTTATTTTATATGAAATATTTTATAAAAAACCCTAACCCAACTTTTATTTCGACCGTAATTGTCGGCTTTGGTAAAAATCCAAAAGAAGAGAAAGTCGTTATCCCGGCTCATTCGTTTTTGAAATTAAACGGGGAGATAGCCTTGTTGGAACCGGAAAATTTCACCGGCGACTTGGCAGTTAAAATCTCGAATGGCCTTCTGCTTAAATTAGCGGCTAAAGTTGAATTGGAGGAAGAGATTAAAAGCGAATCGTCTGACATGAATAAAAATAAAAATAAATTAAAGAAAGTTGAGGAATCATAATGAACTTGAATGTCGGGGTAAACATCAGTCGGGGTCTGGCTGGAAGCCCAATTGACGGCATAACCACTGCGGTCGCGGCTATTATCGGAAACTTCGAAAGAGGCCCGTGCGATAAGGCGACACTGGTAACTTCCATGGCACAATTTGAAAATACATTCGGGGTTAAACCAGCTACGGGAACGACCGGATATTACAGTGCCAAGGGTTTCTTCGCGGCTGTTGGCGTCGGGCAGCTTTATGTCGTCCGTGTAGCAGGTGGGACAAAAGCAAAGGCGACCTATTCATTCGACGACCGTCAGGGAACCCCGGCCAGCACCTTACAGATTAATGCCAAATCAGAAGGTGCTTGGGGAAATAATTTGTCGATCAAAATAGCAGACGATAGTTTGCTTTCGACAAAACCGGCCGTAACCATCAGCGCCGCCGCAACCGAAGCTACTCTGGTAACTGTTGCGGGTGTTGAGGTTGGTTCTGATATAAAGTTTTATAACGGGACAAATACCGAATACAGGAGAATTATTCAGGTTGATGCAACCAACAAAAAGATATACTGGACAACCGGCTTGACCAATGCCTATACAACTGTCAACGGCGTAATTACATCAATGGAATTTTTGATTGAGATTTATGACCGAGGCGTACTCATTGAAACGTGGGAAAATCTATCAATGAATGATGCGGTTACTTTCTTTGTCGAAAAGAAAGTTCTGTCTAATTACATTGCTGTTGTTGATTTGAAGTCTGTTGATACAGGCTATCAGGATCTTCCGGCTGTTGTTTCGACTGCCGAACCTTTGGTCAGTGGGAATGATGGTTTGACCGATGTGGATCAAGCTGATTATGTTGGCAGTCAGAGCGCCAAAACAGGCAAGTACGCCCTTGACGAAATAACATCCGTCTTCCGTCTTTGCTGTCCTAACCCTCTTTTGACTGACGTTGATCCGGATGCGGCCTATTCGGCTTTGATTCAGGATCTGCTTGATTATACCAACAATCGCAACAACCTGGTTTACTATTTTGACATACCTCTCGGAAGGATACCCTCGACAGCAAAGACCTATCGTGAGAGTTTCGAAGGCGAGCTTTTGACAACCTTCTGGCCATGGGGCGAGGTTTACGAAAGCGGCTTAAAAATGAATCTTCCTCCGTCTTCGGTTATGGTTGGTATGGCTTGCGATAAGGATTCCAGACGTGGTGTCTGGAAAAACCTTGGCAATGAAAAGGTGCCATATTTCACCGGCCTTGAATATTATGTTTCTGTCGGCGAGGGCGAAACCCTGAACGACGCCGGTGTTAATACTATCAGATCTTTTGCAGGCGAGGGAATTAAGACCTATGGCGGGCGCACCTGTTCAGCCGTGACGCAATGGCGGTTCCTGCATTTTATTGAACTCTGGTGTTTTATTGCCCGAAGCCTCGAAGCCGCTATGAGGGAAGTTATCTTTGAGCCGAATACCTCGGCTTTATGGCAGACAACCATCAGGCGCGTAACCGATTTTATGCTGACCTTGCAGAACAATGGAGCTGTGACCGAGTTTACCGTCAAAATGGATTCCGATAATAATCCTCAATCTGAAATTGCTCTTGGCAAAGCAAAGATTGAATTGACCTATGTACCGGTTGGAACTGTTGAAAAGCTGGCCGTGATAATTACCTCTTCACCGAGCGGAATTGATTTGGCTAGAAGCTAATTTGATGTATAAATAATTTTTAATTAACGGAGATAATAAGATGGCTGGAAGTAGATCCACACCCCCCGATGCAAATATTGAGTTAAAATCAAAGTTTATGCTCGAAATGGATGGCATAGCCGTGATGGCCTTTGAAAAATGCAAACTCGGTAATTTGGAATGGGGTAAATCGGATAATCGAACCGGTAACGAAGGTCTGACATTTCATTCGTCGAGCGGCCTGCAAAAAACGACAACGATTGAGTTGAGTAAATTTTTGCGTGAAGGCGGGATCGGTGATATCAAGAGCTTTTATGCTGCTTATGAGCAAGGCTCTAAAAATAAATTCAGCGGCGCTGTTGTTCTTCTTGATCGGGATGACGCTGAAATAGGTCGGGCAACATGGCGTGAAGGTTTTGTGAGTGCAATCGGAGAGGTTGATTTTGATGCCTCTGACGATTCCAATCCTGTCGAATTTAATGTCACGATAACCGTTCCGACATACATATTGGAATAATACATTTATGTCAATTGCCGGATTACCAGATCAGATTATCGATAAGATTGGACTTATGAGTGCTATAGTCGAGCCTTTGACTCGGTTTGAATTTGCTGTAGAAATAGATGGAGTGCTTGGACCCGGTTCACCCTTTGTGGCCGGGTTCAGGCGTATCAGAGGATTAGGTGACAGCGTTCAGGTCAGAGAAGTCGAGGAGGGCGGTTATCCTGGTGTCCATAGATATCCAAGGAGATCGAATCTTAATCAAATAAGTCTTGAACGAGGCATGGGATTTGACCGGTCTTTATGGAACTGGTATCAGGAAGTTGCTACCTGGGAAAAAGGGAAGCCGTCATATCGGCGGACAATGTCGATTTATAATTTAAAAAATTTCGATACAACCCTGCCTTCGGTGCAAATATGGCGATTTGATGTATATGGAGCCTATCCGATATCGTGGGAGTCCGACGATTACGACGCCCATGAACAGCAATTTAATTTTGAAACAATTACAATAGTTCATAAGGGAATATCGGAGGCAAAGGGAATTTTCAGCGGTGAAATAATCGGAAGGATCGCAAATATCTTAAGCTAAAAAAAGGAGCGCATTAAGATGTCAATTTTACAAACTATTGAATTTGATTTAGATAATGGCTATACGGACGAAAAGGGTGTTAATCACAAGCATGTAGTTATGCGTGAGATGACAACCTCCGATCAAATCAAAGTAGCCAACGATCAGGAAGTTAAAATATTACAGAAAAATAATTACTCCATTGATTTATCGTCTATGAAATTACAGGCTGACACTAATGGAGTTATGGATTTACAGGGGAATGTTGACCCGATAAATATGTTTATAACTCAAACAGCCGTGGCGCAATTAAATACTATCATTTTTACGCAAACAGTCTTGGAGTTGGGCGACTTAAAGCGGCCAATCAATCGGGAGATATTCCGAAACCTTAAAAAATCAGACCTTGAGAAATTACAGGTTCAGCATAATAAGCTTAATGAACTGGATCTGGCATCGATAGCTAACAAACAGAATGACGATAAAGGAAAACCAGTCCCTTTATCATAAAAACCATCGGGGATTTAGCGGGAAATTTTCCGTATCCGATGGATAATATTTATAAAGAAATGATGTGTTTGAGTAAAGGTTGTAATTTTGGATATAGCGATTTGATGCAGATGTCGTTTAAGGAAAGAATCCGATGGTGTTATGAGGTCATCGATTTTAATAACAAATCCGAGAAAGCTCAAACGAAGCGTTATAAAGAACTTGGCTGGATTAAATAAAAAATGGGCATGGTAGATAAATTAGGCCTTGGTGTTTTTCTCCGTTGGCAGAATCAAATGTCAGGAGAAATCCGCAAGGCCGAAACAGATTTAAAAAATCTCAAAGGGAGCGCCAAAGAGGTCACTGATGAGATTTTAAGGCAGGCGGAGCGAACCCGTGAGGCTATGGAAAGATACCGGCAGGGGATGTCGGTGTCAATGAAGGTAGCCGGCGCCGGGGTTGCTATGTCTATCCCGTTTATTTTGGCCGGAAAAGCCGCTATGAAATCCGAGCAAAGTCTTGCGGACGTAAATTCATTATTAGTGGGTACTGGTGTAAATTCAGAATTAGCAAAACAACAAATGGCTGATTTGCAAAGATCATTGATTATGCAATCGGGGAACGTTTTTGTCAGTATGCGTGATATGGAGGAATCTTCTTATCGATTAGTTTCCGCCCTTGGAGCCGTTCAGGGTGCAGCCGCCTTACAACCAGTAGCCGATTTGGCCGTTGCCGGTTTAGGTTCGGCAACTGAATCGGTTGAGTTTATGACCTCTCTTTTAGCGACCTATGGAGAAAGATGGTCGGATACGTTAAGCCCGCAGGAAAAAGCCGCAAAAGTTGCGAACGTTGCGGCGGGCGTTATTGCAAAATATAACACCAATCTAACAGAATTGTCCGCCGCAATGACTTACGCCGCCGGTCAGGGTTCTGTTATGGGGGTGTCGCTTGAGGAGCTATCTGTCACGATTGGCGCTCTTCAAACCAAAGGATTAAAATCAAGTTTAGCCGGTACTGCATTATCGGCCTACATGAGACGGGTATCACAAGTTAAAACATTCATGGAAAGTGCCGGGGATGCCGGAAAAGTGTTTAAGGGGATGAATATCAAAGATGCAGAAGGCCAACTTTTGCCATTGCCGGATATTCTTGAGCAAATCGAAAAGCGTTTTGGATTGACAGCCGAATCGGCGGCAAAAGCTCAGGAATTGCTGTCCTCTTCGGGTGCACAGGGCGCTGATGCTTTTGAAATGATGGGTATTTCAACTGATAATGCGGCGGCCTTATCCCGTGTATTCGGGGACGAAGGGTCTCGTGTCATTGCTATGCTTCTCGGCCAAAGCGATGCTCTTAGAACTCAAATAACCGCAATGAAGACTTCAAATGCCTTGACTGACATGGTGTCGGCTAGAACCAAAAATGCAAATGCTCAATTAATGATGTTAAAGGAAGGGATACTCGGAATGTCCGTAGCTTTCGGGAATGCGATACTCCCGGCCTTTACGGATTTTATTGAAATCCTGAAAGACGTAGTCAACTGGCTTAAGGAATTTGCTTTAAACCATCCGACGGCGGCAAAATATATTATGTTTGCCGGTCTCGCAGTGGGTGCGCTTACGGCTGTCGCCGGTACAATTGGTATGATAATATTTTTCCTGAAAATGATGCAGGCGCAAATGGCTCTGATTCAATTATCTCGACAAGCCTTAGCTGCCGAGGCCGGTGTGGCCGCACTCGGTAATGCGTCTTTAATTGCACAAGCTAAAATGTTGCTGGCTTCTGCGGCGGCAAAAACTTGGGCGGCCGCTCAAGGCTTATTAAATATCGCCGTTGCCGCTTTCCCTTATGCTGCCATTGTCCTCGGAATTACTTTGTTAATTATGCTCATTGCTGATATGATAAAAAATTGGGAAAAATATGCTAAGGTTTTTCGATCGGTTGGCATCGGCATGATGAATTTATGGAATTCATTGGTTAGCTTTTTTGGAGACAGCGCCTCTACAATCTGGAAATGGATTATCTGGCCGTTTGAAAAAGGATATGATTTTATTCTAAAAACAATTGACTGGATTAAAATGGCATGGGACGCTTCGTGGATTTGGATGAAAGATATGGCAAAAAAAGGGATCGAAGAAATTCTCAAGCTTCCAGGTATTCGCGTACTCTATGGCATGTGGGATATGGCTGGCGGTGTTATAAAAATGACTCAGGGCGATATGCAGGGAGGCTTATCGCAATCGATGAAGGGCTTATTTCGGGTTACTGATTTTACCAGTATTGCCGAAAATATGGCAAGATCAGGCGGCGCCAATATCGACCAAACTTTTAATAATGTCGCCGAAAGAATGGTGCAGCCGAAGGTCAATGTAGTAATGCCGTCTCCATCGATGAGCCAACCTATGTCAATGAAGGCGCCGACTTATGATTATAGCAGCCGTAAAGTTAAAATTGATGTTTATCCGTCTGCCGGGACTGATGAAAATAAAATTGCTCAGGGAATAAAAAAACTTGAGAAGATCGAAGCCCGGCGTGGGACAAAGGGGAGGACGTAATGCCTAATCTATTTATCCCTATTCCGGGTTCATCGAGTATCCCCTTTGCTGGCTGGCCAACTACAAAAGGGCAGTTGTATGCTTTGGATCTACAAGAGAAAATTACTTTTCAATATAACCCAAAAACTTTCAAGTACGGCTTTGAAACTAAGTGGTCAAGGATAACTTACAAAGGCGATTTTAGTGGTGGCGATTTGGATTTTAATTTTATCAATCCAATTAATTTCGATCTGGAATTGTTGTTTATAGCGGATCCGGGAGCTCCCTTAATTGATTATGACACTTATGATAGTAAGGCAATTATTATAAGTGCCGACAACGCCAATCCTTCTAATCATCTTTTTGATTATGACGAATTGATTAGGATGTTTAATTTTTGGTGGAAACGTCCCGTTCCCGGGTTGAATCGTCCCTCAAGAATTCAGATCGTAATGGGCAGTCGAACTTATAATGGAGTTATTACCGAAGTCTCCATTGAGGAGTTAGAATATTTCAAGGATCTGTCAGTTAAAGAAGCAAAAATCACTTTAACTTTTGAGGAGTGGAATCTTGAACGATAATTATAAATATACCAGAGTGATCGCCGGTGAAAGACTGGATTTGATTTCAAAGCGGATTTACGGCACTAAAACAAAATACAAATTATTGATTCAGGCCAATCCGAAATTAAATATTTTCAATCCTCAGCCCGGCTTTTTGATAAGGATTCCCAATGCCTGATTATGCTTCGACATTTGAGATATTACTCGGTGGCTATCAATTAACCGAAAGAGAAAAAGCCCATATTACGGGACTGGAATTAAGCGAGGGCTTCGACAATATGGGCACGGTTAAATTTTCGATAAGATATAGCGAGGGGATATCAATCAATCATCTTGACTTAAGACTTGGAGCTTCACTTGAAATATTTCTGGCTGTTGACAATGAAATCACACAGGTATTTTCCGGCGAGGTGTTTGACTCGACCCTTGATTGTGAGGCTGGCGGGGAATCAAAAATAAATCTCGTAGCCCACGATTTGTCTTATAGGTTAAAGAGGGACGGCGAATTCCCCGTAACTCTTAAAAATGAGAATCTTCTTGAGGGCATCAATCAGTTAGTCGCCGGACATGGGATCAAGCATGTTTACATTGCGCCGAAAAATAAAATAAAAAGATTAAAAGACGATCAATCATATTCAGTCGGCGGTTATGATTCTGACGGTAATCCAGGTAATACTCCCTGGAAGGTACTTTCTGAAATAGCTGAATCTTCCGGCTTAAAAATATTTGTTCGCCATAATACTTTATTTATGGTTGATCTCAATACTATGAAATCGGCTCAACCTATCAAATATAAATTTGTTCATAAACCGATTCAGGGAAACAATGATCTGATTAACAATGGCAGCTATGATGATATATTCCCTGTAATCAATATCGACATATCGGGGTCATTGATAAATAAAAAATCAGCGATGGCGGCTCTTTGGTATGATAATTATAAGCCGGGGACAACCAAAGAGAAAAAAAATACTGACGCAAAAGCGGACAGGCTGGCGACATTCAAGTATCCTAATTTAAGATCTCCTGATTTTTATTTGCCTGCCGCCCCTGATTCTGATGCAACCTTTACGAATATAATTGTAAATGAATTACCGGAACCGCCGAAACCGAAGCAAATGTTTTATGTCTCAAGAGATGACGACCCAACCATTAACTCCGAGGCCTTCGCAGATATAGTCGTCGATGTTTTAGCATCATTCCCCAATTTGAGATCGGCTGATTTTTTCAATCCGCCAGCGCAACCCGCTGATGCTACCGCAGTCGAGATTCCAAGCTCTGACGGTTCCGTCCCTATGAATTGTATACCGGCTCCTTTAGCGAGAAATCAGGAACAGGCAAAGAACGCAACCGAGGGTTTACTCCGGAATAATTCTGATTATTTAACTACTGTAAAAATTGATGTTTATGGAACCCCGAAAGTACAGATCGGTCAGGAGCACAATATTTTGATAAATGATTTTGAGTCGTATGGTAAGATACATTCGGGGAATTATATAGTTTTATCCGTGAGTCATGCTTTAAATGATGATGGTCTGAGAACTTCAATAACTCTTGGGCGGCCATTTTTATATACCGTTTTTGCACAAGGATTAATTCAATGGTAATAAATAAAGGCGAGGTTATAGGGATTAATGACCCTGAAGACATAGGCCGGATCAGGGTTCGTCTTTCTGCCCAAAATCTGAATCACAATGAAACGCCGTGGGTTTATCCGTGCTCTCCATTTGCGGGTAACAATTATGGCTGGTATTGCATGCCTCAGATCGGTGACGAAGTAATGGTAACTAAAGCTAATGATGGAACTTTTATTTGGCTGGGTTATTTTTGGACGGGTCGCAATAAAAAACCGGACGAAGGAATTGCGGCTTCCGTCCGGATATTTAAAACCCCGGTCGGACATCAAATGAAATTTGATGAAAAGGGGGACGTAGAATTTAAACACTCGAACGGCGACATAATCGCCATGCGGCAGAATGGCAATATAGATATTATAGTTAATAAGGATTTGAATTTAACCGTCAAGGGAAATGTCAATGAAACAATATCGGGGAATTTGACTTCAAAAATTAACGGAAACGCCAACGTAGATGTTGGTGGCAACTTATCTTTAGATGCAAAAGGGAGAGCCGATATAAAATCATCCGGCAGTATGACTATAAATGCCAGTGGAAATATTGACGTAAAATCAGGCGGTACGGCTAACGTGAAGGCGGGTGGTTCCGCTACAATCGAAGCTGGTGGATCTGCCTCTGTTAAGGCTGGTGCGGTTGCCAGTCTGGAAGGCCTTACGGTGTCGATTAAAGCCGATACAGCGGTTTCAATCTCCGGTCTGGTGGTTTCGGTCGCAGGATTAACACAAGGACAATCATGGGCATAATATGCGTGAATTAAAAGGTATTAAATTCCCGTTTCAATTCAGAGCGGGATCGGTCGCAACCTCAGAGGGAAACAATTACGTGCTGGATTGCGTTTGCGTTTTATTAGGAATAAATAAGGGAGAATATCTTTATCTTCCCGAATATGGGACTGATTTGAGAAAGCGGATATTCGACCCAATCAATGTGACTTCGTTAATTGAATCTGACATCAAGATTGCGATTGCAAAATTTGAACCGAGAGTTGAGCTTATCGACATAAAAACGGAGATAGTATAGAAAGATTTTATGAAGAAATTTATACTTATTATATTATTACTGTTGGTGGTAATATTACCAATACAAATTTATGCCGGACAAGTATCAATTGGGAGTGCTGATCTGCCTTATACGGCATCAACAGCTTATGATACTATTACCTTTTCAGCGAACAAAATATCTTCAGCGACACATGGTATTTATGTTACGGCTGATTACGTGA